CCACAACAACGACGACGACCTCTACTACTACTGTCCCGTCAACGACTGTCCCTGTCACCAACCCGACTACTACGACAGTTCAAGAAACAACTACAACTTCTTTAACTACGACGACGAGTCTTCCTCAAACAGTCGTCCAATCAACCACAACGGCACCACCACAAACAACAACGTCAGTCCAAGAAACAATTTCAACGGTTACCTCAACTAGCTCGACGACTACAAGTACTTCAACGACTGTAGCCCCGACAACGACTTCAACGACTGTAGCCCCAACAACGACCACGACGGTCTATGTGCCACCAGCAACGACGACGACGGTTTATGTTCCACCGGCAACGACCTCTACTGTTCCCGAAACAACAACGACAACCACCACAACGGAACCAGAACCAGTCCCCACCACAACGCTCCCGCCTCCGTTAGAAACAACCAGCACAACTTCAACAAATCCACCAACAACGACATCAACTGTCCCTCCTGTGACCACATCTGAACCTGATGTGACCACAACGCTACAAGTCCCCACAGACGAGCCTGAACCGCTCACCCAAACAGAACTACTCAACACCCTAGAAGCCCTCTCAGAAGCGTCCACAGAGGCCATAGAAGCCATCGTGGATGAAGTCCTCAGCAAAGACCTAGACACCAGCCAAGCGACCCTGCTCATCACCAGCCCAGCCGTACTCGAAAACATCACCACCGCTCAAGCCGAACAGCTCTTCGAACAAATCACCCCAACCGAACTCAGCCCCGACGAAGCCGAAGCGGTAGTTGCTGCGGTACAGGAAGCACCTCAAGAAGTGCGTGAAGCATTTGAATCAACACTCAACATCTTCCAAGGTTTCGCTGACACCTATGTCCCGTTGAACTCGACTGTGCCGGTTAGCACCCGTCGTGCGCTGATTGCTGTTGGTGCTGTATTCTTGACGTTAGCCCCTGCACCAGCAAGAAGGATTCGGTGATGAAGTTTTGGGGTGAGTTCCATGCGTTGATATGGACAATCGCAGCATCAGTCACCACCATCCTTACCTTGTCTGGCACGTTGCAACAGATCGTTATCTGGCTCACTTTGGCAGCTCTCGTTCTGCATTTCATCGGCGCATATACAAACAAGGACAATGAATAATGGAAACCCTCAAGACCCTCATCCTTCGTATCGTTGCAGTATTCGGTTCATCAGCTTTGGCTGCTGTTGCCGGTGGTGCAGTCCTCGACGTGGAACTCTGGAAGGCAGCAGCAATCGCAGGCATCGTCGCAGCAGCCAAAGTCACCGAAGCCCTTCTCCGTGCATGGTCATCCGATGGTGTTCTCACCAAAGAGGAAATCGCTGAAGCGTTCGGCAAGGCTAAGTAATGGCCTCAGCCAAGAAGCAGGGTGACCTGCCGATCATCCCTGTTGTGCTTTGCTCATGTTTGAAGAACGCTGTGCCTGGCAAGTTGCCACCGAAGTTGCTTCGAGCTATTGAGGGCAAAGGCAAGTTGCATCATTGCGCAGCGGATGCGTATGAGGCGATGGATGCTGCTGCGAACGCTGAAGGAATTGACTTGTCTCCCAGTAGCCAAGCCGATACATACCGCAGTTTGGAGACCCAGGAGTACGGCTTCTATCAACGCCATCAGCTGGAGCCTGTAAAGGGTGTGAAGCCGAAGGTCTACAAGGGTCAAGCCTGGTATCTCAAGAAGGGTATGGCTCCCTTGGCGACACCTGGTTTATCGAAGCATAACCTCGGCATCGCCATTGATATTGCGAACGCCAACGGTAAACGGCTTGAGTGGTTGAAGCGGAACGCTGTGTCGTTTGGGTTTTCTTGGGAGGTTGTCCCTCAGGAACCTTGGCATCTTCGTTATGTTGCTGGCGATAATAAGCCGGAGCGTGTGAAGGCTTGGTTGGCATCGAAGGCGCAGGCGTGACGTGGAGGTTGTCCTCGCAGCGTTGGTAACCGCTGTTGGTGGAATCATTACTACGCTTCTGCTGAAGGTAAGAAAAGAGAACACGAACGACCATGCAAACGTCATGGAAATCCTGCGGTCAGTCGGTGGAAATGTAGAGCGAATTGATAGTAAGTTGGATTCGCATATCGACTGGCATCTCAAGGAGGCTACAGGTGGGGAAGTTTCTAAACGAAATTAAAGGTCAGGCCGTTGGTAACAGCGGAAGCATTGACTTCATTCTTGCCAAACTCGGTGAAGCCGATGGGCGTGACCTGCTTGATGCGTTGAACGATCCAAACATCCGTCCAACACAAATCATTAAAGCGTTACAAGCCCGACAGATAAAGCTCTCTCCGTCAGTCATCACACGATACAGGGCTGCCAATGTCATTACTCAATGAAATTAGGCACAACTATTATCCTGCGTGGCCTGTTGTACAGCAAGGCAAGAAGTATGCGCTCCCTGCAACGAAGGCAACGAAGACAACACAACGAGACTATGCAGTTGCAGTCATCCTCCCCGATATGCAACTCGGATACTTCCGAAGCCACGACAACACACTCGAACCAATTCACGACGAGCAAGCCTTAGACGTTGCCCTACAGATTGTCAAAGCATCCAAGCCTGACCAAATCGTTCTAGTCGGCGACAACCTTGACCTGTGTGAGTTTGGCAAATATCGGTACACCCCAGCGTTCGCACGAACCACCCAAGCAGCAATAGACCGTGCGAGCCAGCTCTGCGCACAGCTACGCAAACTAGCCCCAGACGCTCGAATCGTTTGGATCGCAGGCAACCATGAGGAACGGCTCGGCAACTTCATTCTTGATGGTGCTGGTGCAGCGTTCGGGTTGCGTCGTGGTTTGCGTCCTGATGAGTGGCCTGTGATGTCGGTGCCGTATCTCTGCAACCTTGACGACTATGGCGTGGAGTATCTGCCTGGTTACCCGACGGGTGCGCATTGGATCAACCAGCGTCTTCATGTCATTCATGGTGACAAGGTTGCCTCCGGTGGCTCGACTGCTCACAAGTATCTTGCAACCGTCAAAACCTCAGTCATCTATGGTCACATTCACCGACGGGAATGGGCTGAACGGACTAGGGATGACCACGATGGAGCGAGAACAATTCTCGCTGCTTCGCCTGGTTGTTTGGCTCGCATTGATGGTGCTGTGCCTTCAACACGTGGAGGTCATGACTTGGATGGTCGCCCGTTGTATCGAGCCGAAGACTGGCAACAAGGACTCTCAGTCGTTGAGTATGTGCCTGGTGACGGGGAGTTCAACCTTGAGATGATTCCTATTCGAGACGGTTGGGCTAGGTGGAGAGGACGGGATTATGTCGCACGATGAGATGCGCACAATGGTTGTCATCAGATGGCATGACGCTCATGCTGCAACCGACACATGGACACCAATCACCGACATCGGTTCTGAGCCTTGTGAGGTTGTCAGCTGTGGATTCCTGCTACCTATTAGCGATGGTGGCAAAGAAGGTCACATCACCCTGTTCCAGTCGAAGACTGACGCTGATGACGTGGACGGGGTTCTCTGTATTCCAGTGGCGATGGTGCAAGATATGAAGGTCATGACGAAGAATATCCCTGGTCTAGTCCCGCAAACCCTTATAAATAAAGGCTCAAAAAAATCTTGAAATAATGCTTGCAATTTGTCTTACAATCCGTATACTTGACTTATCAGCAGGAACCACCTGCTGGTAGTCCAAGGAGGGACATCATGGAAGCAGTAAAGACAATGGCATTCTGGGAAGACCTAAATGGTCGGATCGCTTGCGAAAAGCACATCGGCAACGAAGCAAAGTTTGCGCTTCAGGCTCGTAAGTCAGCAAAGACCATCACAACCTCAATGACCAAATGGTTCAAAATGACCGAAGCAGAAGTAACCGAGTTTGCTGAACTTGTTGGTCATGACAAGAGCGTTTGTGAGTCATGCAGGTACAGCGCATGAACACCTACACAGACGAACACGGCAACATCGTTTGCTCAATCCACATGGACGCAAGCGTCATGAACAGTCACGATGAATGTGACGAATGTTTAGACGATGCACACGAAGCAGAAATCCTTGCACGATGACCTCAATACGCAACCCTCACCATCCACCTCAATATCCAACCCTGACCGTTCGTCTTCCTCAATACACCATTGATTGGATCAATGACGAATGTGCAGAATATGACATGACAAAAGGCGAAATAGTCAGAGAAGCACTCAACCTCTACTACCAAACCAAGTATCAACCGAACCGCTAGACTGACTAGCGGATCGTTCGCCCGCCTTCATTGGGCTTGAACATCCCCTCACACTCCCCCTCCTTGGTGTGAGGTTATTTATCGGACAAACGGAAGGAAACCACTTGCGCATAATCACAGCAAGCCTCATAGCCCTATCCACCATCTTCACAGGCACCGCCTGCGCAACCCAACCCAAACCCACCCAAACCCACCCATCCACCCTCACACAGCATCAGCATCTTTTGCGTCAGCCAATGCCTAATGTGATTGAGATTGTTCCTGCTGGAATACCAAACCACTCAAAACAGCGTTGTCCTCAATGGGAACCCAAGTTCCGTGAACACGGACTCCCCGTCAAAGCATTCAGCTTTATCGCTTATCGTGAATCACGGTGCAACCCTAAAGCCCACAACACCACTTTGAATCGCAACGGCACACAAGATTTGGGTCTTGTCCAAGTTAATTCCTCATGGAAGACAGTCACACGCAACATCTGCGGTACCGACATCACAGGTCTATTCAACGTGGACTGCAACCTAGCTGTAGCAAAGTATCTCTACGACAACGGTGGTTTAGGCCATTGGAGTTTGTGACCATTCACCACATCGCATTAGTTTTGTTCTAATGTCGTCTATGACCCAAAGGAGGGCATCATGACAAACAGACGAAAGCAAATCGGAACAGTTATCGGAATGGGAATCCTGTGGGGATTCTGGTTGTTGCCAACAGCAGAAGACCTGCCGGATGCGCAACCAGCAACACCGCTCGAATGGAAACTATTTATCGCACTTAACTTCGCAGCGATTGTTTATCTGCACATCTTGAATGTTCGTGAACATCAACTGCAAATACGCAAAGAAGCACAGGAACGCTACTGGCAACGAATGGAAACTCGTGCTCGTCGCAACCACCCAACAAACCGTGACTACCAATGAGTAGCGGTCATGTAGTTGACATGTGGTCAGATGGTGACAACACCTTCAGACCACAACGCCCAGACTGGCAAGAGAAGGCACGATGCAGAGGTGAAACTGACCTGTTTTTTAACGAGGGGTCACCTCATGCGATAGCGGATGCGAAACTGTTTTGTGCTGGGTGCAACGTCCGTCGAATCTGTCTCAAGTTCGCCTTAGACAATGATGAGGTCGGTATTTGGGGTGGTACGACTACTATGGAGCGTCAAAGGTTGAGACGGTCTAGGAGGCGTACTGGTGACATCACCGCAGAAGCGTAAAGGTTCCGCAGCTGAACTTGCTGTGGCGAAGTGGTTGCGCAAACTTGGCTGGATTCATGCTGAACGCAGTCGTGCCGGATGGCAAGACGACAGAGGCGACATAGATGGAATGCCTGGTGTCTGTATCGAAGTTAAAGCAGAGAAGAAGATTGATATTCCAGGTTATTTGCGTGAACTTGAAGTGGAGATGGAGAACGCTAAAGCGTGGACTGGTACCGTCATCATTAAACGCAGAGGCTCAACGAATGTGGATGACTGGTATGCAGTAATGCCTGCGAAGATTTGGGGTGAACTACTTCTCATGCTTGACCAACCAAATCAGAACTCTGCTACACCCCCGAATTAGACCATGCTTGACAAGGTAGCAAAACCTGCTACCGTCACTATCCCAAACATTTCCCAAGCTTTAGGAGGCCTGCGAATGAGTACATCAGACGAGTTCAGTTTATTAGCGGAAGCACCAAAAGACCGTTGGGGTCGCTACAAAATTAGTGACCCAGCCACCGGCAAAGAACGTGGTTACACCCGTGTCACAACAATCGCAAAAGTGTTGGATGATTCATCATCACTTGCTGATTGGAAAACACGCATGGCAATCACCGGCATCGTTCAACGTGCCGATCTGCTTGCTCAAGCATCAACATCGTTGGATGATCGAAGCAAACTCAACAAGATTGCAAATGATGCGATTGAAGCAGCAGGCGCATACAGTCGAGCAAACCTCGGTACAGCACTTCACTCAATCACCCAGCAGTTAGACCTTGGCATGAAGCCACAAATCCTCCAAGGATTGCAGGCTGATATTGAAACTTATGTTGCATCAATCGCAGCGTGGGACTTCGGTATGCGTAAGGAATGGATTGAAGTTTTGCTCATCAATGATGAGTATGAGTATGCAGGTACAGCAGACCGAATCGTCACCACCCGTGACAACCGAATCTGCATCTTTGACTTAAAGACTGGAACCGACTTGTCGTACTCGTTCGGTTCAATCGCAGTACAGCTCGCCATGTACGCTCACGCTGACTGGATTTACGACTGGAAAACTGGCGAACGCACACCACTCCCAGAAGGCTTAGACATGAAAGAAGGCATCATCTGCCATCTTCCAGCCGGTGAAGCAACCTGCAAGTTCTACACAGTAGACCTTGAAGCAGGATGGGAAGCTGCGAAAATGTCGTTCGCAACCCGTGATTGGCGCAAACGTAAAGACCTGTTCAAGCCTTATCAGTTCTCTGACGAGAAGCGGAGAGTCGTCGAGCCTGTGGCAAATCCGATGCCACAGGCAGACGATGCCTCTTCCCTAGCCCTCACAACCCGTCAGGATTGGATGAAGGCTCGCATCTCAGCACTACCAAAAGAAGCACAAAAGTTGCTGATTCTTATGTGGCCTGATGATGTGCCGAAACTACAGAACTGCACGATGGAACAAATTGACAAACTAATTCAAGCCATCACAACCGTTGAGGCTGAGCATTCGTCACCATTCTTTGACCCTGATCCAGCGATGAAGAAGGCAATCAAACGCAAGCTCAAAGCATTTGAGGAGGTGCCATCATGAACGCTGTTGAAGGTCGTGACCTAGACCAACCAGGCGATGACCAAGCAGTCAAATACATTCGTGAACGCCTCAACAGCATTCAAGGTGCTGACAGGGCAAGAATGGCGATGCTTATTACACAGGCTGAAATTGCTGGTCGCAGCATCAGCCTGAAGGAAACAAAATCTCTTCGAAGGTTTGAGATAGCAAGAGGACTATTCCTGTTGTTTGACTCAGGCCAATTCGATGAAGACTTGGTGAAGGACATCTGTTCCCAAATCACCTCGCAGAAATACACCAAACCAGGTGAAGCATTAGCTTGCCTTGACGTGAAACAAGCACAGCGATTCGCTAACGCTTGTCACGGCATAGCACGTGACCTGCTGAACCTGATCTATATCCCAGAAACCAACCAATTCCACATAGAGGAGCAAGCATCATGACAGACATATTCCTTAGCGACGGGGGCAGTAAATATCCTGCACTCAAGTTTGAGAATGTCAACGACACCCACACCGGCACAGTTATCGAGGTCAAGAAACTCGAAGACCGTGACCCATCTGGAACAGTCAAAACTTGGGACAATGGCGACGTGCGATACGTTTTCGTTTTCACCATGAACACAGCCGATGGCATCGGGAACCTTTGGGCGAGAGGCAACATGGTTAAAGCAATCCGTGAAGCAGCTCAAGCCATCGGAGCAACCACAATGGTTGGAACGAAACTGACCGTCAAGTACACCGGTGATGGCGAAAAGAAATCAAAAGCCTTCAACGCACCGAAGTTGTACAAGGCCAAGGTTGAACCAGCCGTGAAGGATGATTCAGAATCAATGTGGTAAACCCACAATAAATCGTGACAAGTTGGGTATCGAGCGAACCCCCATTCGCCCCCTGCGGTACCCAACTTGTCGCACTTATTTAGCCAGGAGAAAAGATGACCATCCAAGACCTAAAGAACGCTATTGCGTTTCTTGAGAAAAGTTTCGTCGGTCAAGGTGACCAAGAACGACTCTTCAAAACCATTGAAGCATTAAAAACCGAAATTGCTAGGAGGCAAAAAAAATGATTGACGTAAACCAATTCGCAGAACTAGAGCTGCGAGTCAACGACCTACAAAACGCCCTCGCCAGGGTCGCAGAGGAACGAGACAACTACAAAGACACAGCAGACTCACTTTTCCGAGAACTCGAAGCCTGTCGTGCGACACTCACCCAAGCCAACTCAGACATCTCCAGACTGCGGGTCTACCTAGCCCAAGGTGCCGAACTGTGAGAGACACCTACGAACTTCAATGCGCACGTTTGCAACGCAACGAATGGCGCAGGACAGCAGGCAAAATGTATGACCTAATAAAGGCTGGCGAGATTCGTGACGCAGAAGTCACCTACGAAACTTTCGCCTTCAAGTTCACAGAGGAAGACCGATGAACCAAACAGAAAACTTCCCAGACGCACCACACACCATCTCAGTCCTCACCCATCGAGACCAGTCAGCGAACTGGGTGGCACACATCGCCAACCACGACATCATCAACGCCAAAGACACAAACGGCCTCTACCTACTCGTCAGCCTCGACGAAGACGGCATCGTCACCATCGCAACCAAACCAGGCAGCGCATGGGACTCACGCTGGTCATCACCAATCAAACTGGAACGACGATGAGTCGTGACAACGAACTAGCCCTAGACCTGTTCATGCTGGGCTATGAGCGCAACGAGTTAGTGCATATGCTGAATGAAGCCAACCAGCTCATCGAATCATTACGCAACGAACTAGACGCACTCAAAGAGGAGTCAAAGAAATAATGGAACAATTCATCGCACTCATTGTCATCTTGTCAGCGTTCTTCTATTGGTTGACCCGATGATTCAACTGCTGCTTGGTGATTGCCGTGACCGGCTTAAAGAACTACCAGACAACTCAATAAACAGCATCGTCACAGACCCACCGTATGAGCTTGGGTTCATGGGTAAGTCGTGGGATGCGTCAGGTGTGGCTTATGACGTGACTGTTTGGCAGGAATGTTTACGGGTACTCAAACCCGGTGGACACCTGTTATCTTTTGGTGGTTCACGCACCTATCACCGCATGGCTTGCGCTATCGAGGATGCAGGGTTTCAAATACGTGACCAGATTATGTGGGTTTATGGGTCAGGGTTTCCGAAATCATTGAATGTGAGCAAATCCATTGAAGGGCTGCTAACAACGGGTTCAGCCAACAAGACAGCGTTTAAGAAGTTGGCTGGTGAGCAGGTTGAGCGTGGTGATTGGGGGATTGCTAAACAGCAGTTCACTCATGGTCAGCGTGACACAAACTATGACGAGACTGCTAGTGCGACACGGTTGGGAAAACTTGAACCAACTACTGATGAGGCTAAAGAGTGGGATGGTTGGGGTACTGCGTTGAAGCCTGCGCATGAGCCGATTGTGTTGGCTCGTAAGCCGTTGGATGGGACTGTTGCTAATAATGTGTTGAAGCATGGTGTTGGTGGCATCAACATTGACGGATGCAGGGTTGGCGAAGGAACTGGTGAAAGCAAAACAGTTCAATATCCTGATATTCGTGGCAACAACTACAACAACGCTTCTGGCACAGTTGAATACACGGTTACAAGTCAAGGTCGTTTCCCTGCGAACTTTATCCATGACGGTTCAGACGAAGTGTTAGAACTATTCCCTGACACTAAGGGTGGAACATGGAACACCACAAAGGGCGCACGACATTTCAACAATGATGGTGAGCCAACAGGGTATGCAACTTCTAAATCTGATAGTTCAACTGGTTCCGCTGCACGGTTCTTTTATTGTGCTAAAGCCAGCAAGAAGGATCGCAACGAAGGCTTAGATCATATGCCTGCACGAAGGGCAAGTGCTTTAGGCTACGACATTGGGCTTGGTGAAGCAGGTGAAGGAATGTTCAAAGACCGAAACCCACAAAAACAAAACTTCCATCCAACGGTCAAACCAACAGACCTCATGCGCTACCTATGCAGACTGGTCACACCACCAAACGGCACAGTTCTTGACCCGTTCACCGGTTCAGGTTCAACAGGTAAAGCTGCCACACTCGAAGGATTCAACTTTATTGGAATTGAACAGTCGCCAGAATATATTGAGATTGCGAAAGCCCGAATAGAAAGCGTGACCGAATGATTTACCGTGTCCAATGCAACAAGTGTGGCTCGATGTTCAGACACGACACACAAATCCTTCAAGGCTGCCTCTGCGACCCTGATGCCCCAACATGGATCGCCATCCAACCGGACGGACGAATGCTTAAGATGAGTCATGCCGATTACACAGTCTTTGAGCAAGCATGACCCTTCATTGTGTCCAGTTCTCAACCGGTATCGGATCAGCAGAAGTCGCATTCAGAGTCCAAAAAACCGCTACCAGCGACGACAGACTAGTTCTCCTGACAGCTGACACAATGGTTGAAGACGAAGACAACTGGCGATTCGCCAACGATGTCGTAGCAAAACTATCCTCACGTTGGGAATGGATTGTTATCCGTGACGGCAGAACACCACTCCAAGTAGGACGAGACAGAAAAGTAGTCCCATCAGACCGCATGGCAGTCTGCAGCCAAATCCTCAAACGTGACGCACTAAACAAATGGATCAAACACAACTGCGACCCTGAAACCTCAATCATCTACCTAGGGTTTGACTGGACTGAACCACATCGGCATTATCGAGCAGAACCATTATGGCAACCATACAAAATTGACTCACCACTCATGCGAGAACCATACATAGAAAAACCTGCGCTCCTAGACAGATATCGTGCGATGGGCATCACCCCACCACGCCTCTACTCAGTTGGCTTCAGCCATGCCAACTGTGGTGGTGCCTGCGTTCGTGGTGGTCAAGCAGCATGGAAAATGTTGCTGGACTGGAACAGGCCACGATTCTTGGAATGGGAAAACGAAGAACAGAAAAGCCGTGACTACCTCAACAAAGATGTATCTATGCTGAAAGAAACCAAAGAGGGCAAAACCACACCCCTAACCCTTAGACGATTCAGGGAACGATTGGAGGATCAGCCGACCATGTTTGATAAAAATGATTGGGGAACCTGCGGATGTTTCATGGATGAACAATCATGACGCAAGCCCGTATCTGCAACTGCACCATCAAACGTGCGCTACCAACGAAACCGTTATGCGGAGATAAGCCAGACGACTTTGACGAATGACTATGAAGACCCAATAGCAGAGTTCATAGAAGCATCAGCCGAAGGACTCTGCACCGGCTATGTCGTCATCGCCAACATAGAACGCATCAACGGAGACCAATCATTCTGGGTGACAACCCTACGCAACCAAACCGCCTCAACCAGCCTCGGCCTACTCGAATCAGCGAGCGCAGCAGAAAAGTATCGGATCGCTAGGTCATTCAACAATCGCTATGACGAAGACGAATAACCACTACACTCAAAAAACACTAATCCTGTAGGAGGGAAAACATGAATGTACTCAGCTTGTTTAGCGGTGTCGGAGGTTTTGACCTCGGACTAGAAAACGCTGGCATGAAAACCATCTACCAATGCGAATGGGACAAACACGCCAACACCATCCTTGAACGCCATTGGCCTCAAGTACCACGATGGGGTGACATCTCCACACTCACAGCAAAAGAAATCCTCCGACATGGGACACCACCAGACGTTGTTGCATGGGGCAGCCCATGCCAAGACCTCTCCGTCGCTGGACTTCGACAGGGTCTCTCAGGAGAACGGTCAGGTTTATTCCATGAAGGCATACGAATCATCAATGAACTACGAAAGGAAACTAACAATGAATATCCAAAAATCTCTATTTGGGAAAACGTCGCAGGAGCATTATCTTCCAACAGAGGTGCTGACTTCGGAGTCATCCTCGACGAAATGGCTAAAGCAGGGGCGATGGTCATCGAATGGG